GTCCGAGAAAAAAAGAAGACCCGGTTCCCCCGGCCCAGTCTCTCTACCGAATGCGTACTCTCTCTTTGATATCATTTATCTTGTTTATTACTTCTTCTTTGTTTTCATTATTGTTTTTAATTGTATTGCAGTAATGATGTGCTAGTTTAACATTATCCCACGAATGAACTCCACCTTTTGAACGAGGTTGAACGTGGTCGATACTTGGATATGTTTTTCCTACTACGAAGTAACCACTACTTCTATCATAGTCAAGTGGGTTGCACTCTCCATTACATATGTGGCAGATACCTTTATCTCTTTGATATAGTTTCTCTAATGTAATATCTTTATCAACTACGATAGTATTGTTGTTGTATCTATTCTTTCTATTTGTTTTATTGCTATGTCTTTTACTACACTTCTTAGAGCATGTAATAGCGTTAGGGTGGAGGTGTTTAAACTTACTGCCGCACACCACACACTCTTTTGCTGGCATAGCTTCCCATTCTAATTGTTTCTTATGTTCTGCTCTATGCTCACTTGAACAATAGTTTTGGCGTTGATCGAATGTTTTAAACTCTGCTTTACAATATGCACACTCAACTGTTCTGATTGTTTCTCTTCTTTTTACATAATCAACTAATGAGGTTGCTAATCTTTGTCTAGCTCCATTTAATGCCTGTTCTTCAACCCATTCTTCCCATGGCTTATGTCCTTTTTTTCTATCATCTGCTTTATTTTTGCATTTTTTACTACAATACTTAGCACCAAATCTCTTATGACTTATATCAGCCAAGCACACTTCACATTTAGTAGGTGTTTCATCTGGTAGTTCTAAACCGTTTTTCTTCCTGTACCGTTCTCTATTCTCTTCTATTCTCTTTTCTTTTTCGCACAATTCGGAACAGTATTTACAACTTGCACCGTTTGTTTTAGGCGTGAACGGTTTACTACAAAAGTTACATTGCCTGCTGTCTAGTCCGTTCTCGATTCTATATACTTCTCTTTTTTTAAGTTTGTCGTATTCAAACCTGCATTCATCAGAACAATACTTCTTCTTTCTACCATCGAACTTCTTATGGCACATATGGCACTCATGCATATCCATCGCCCTCTCACTAGTTATATAACCTATATTCATTATACATTATATAACTTATATTTGCAATATAACTTCAACAAGTATATAATCTAGTTGAGGTGATAAACATGGCTATCAATAAAGAAGAAAACACTCAAGTACTGTTAACAATTTCAAAAGAACTACTGAAGTTGATTGAAGACTATCAGTTTGAGAACCGAATATCTAACAGAAGCGAAGCGATTAGGGAGCTTATACAGAAAGGTCTAGACAAATAGTCTAGGCTTTTTTTATGCTTTGTAAGTTGTCCAATCCATGCTGTGTGGTAAATTCCTGTTACCTATTATTTTAGGCTCTGCTTTCTCTTTGTTATTAAATAGTTTATCCGATTTTTGTCTATTACACGTTGCGTGCGCAAGTTGGAGGTTATCAATCGAACTGGGGTGACCCCCTTTTGAAATTGCAATAATATGATCAATCGTTGGAGCCAAAGGATGTGGCGGTTTAAGATTGACATCTACTGGCTTGCCACAGATGCCACAGGTTGATTGAGTCTTGATGATTATCTTTCTGTTCTTATCAAACGCAACCCTGTGTGCTCCTTGCCTGTCTGCTCTTACCATGGGGTCACTTCCTTTTAGGTGGTAGGGTATATAAAAAAGCACCCACATAAGTGAAGTGCTTTAAATAATAAGCGACATATACAGACTGTTTCCGCAATCCATAATAGGATAATGCGGAATCGAACCGCAATGTTTGAATCTCATAGCCATTTATCCTACTTACTCAAGAGAGTCGTACCGAATAATTTATAATAGTATAATGTGATTTCCTACGCTCTCTTGATAATACAATTTTATAACGTTTTAAGCGGGTCTGATACACTTTTTAGACCATATTTAAATATAACCTATTTCTTTTGCGAATCTTTCTAGTATCTCATAGCGAATAGTATATATCTTTGTTTTAGAGTAACCCATCTCAATCCCTAGCTCTTCCCATCCTAAGTAGTTCCGTCCATCCCAAAATTTATTTTCTATGATTTCTTTTATGTCTTCAGAACTTTTTTCAAACACACGACTTATGGCACTCATCCACTTTTGTCGAGTAATAATGAATTCGTCTGATTGTTCTCTTACGACTTGCAGCAATACAGGGTTACCCACTGTATTAGCTTTCCCGCCACCAATATTCGTGTCTTCTATTCTAATCTTCAATTCATCTTTTCGAACAGCAATCTCTCTATTCATTTGAGGATAGCGATAAAACTTGTCTTCAAGCCAATGCAAATCATCTCTAGATAATTCAAAAACATTTCTCAAATGCGTTCCTCCTTTTTATACTTACCAAGATCATCACGATGTATCAATACATTTTTAGGAATGTAACTAAGGTTGTTATCTTTTTCTGGTAGCAATTGTTCTTTGTCTCCTATAATTGGTCGCAATTCGTAACTTGTAGGATTGAAAGGTAGTGGCGATTTAACTACAGACGGTTTATGTTTATAAAAATACAATAATCCGTTTGGTTTTCTGTATAACCAATTAACTTCTTCTCTTACTGTTTCTGATAGCTTAGTAGCAAGCTCTACAAATTTGGCAATATCCTCTAAATTCATATTTTCGTTCATCTTAAATCAGCTCCTAGTCTAATGGATTCGTTCCTGCATAATGTGTTTCTATCTCGTTTTCCGTTTCGTCGACTTTTATCCGCTCATTCACTTTCAGCAAGTCGTTCATGAAATCAATTAATTCTAGATGTTCTACTTTTGTCAAATCGTATTCTTCTTCCACGCTATCAGCTCCTATTTAATTCGGTTAGTTTTCTCAAATAAAAATCAGCTTTTTGCAAATCATCTTCTGGCGTCCCTTTTTTGTCATACCTCGTTAAGTACTTGATAGCGTTAATCCGGTAGAATCCTTTCAATTCATCAGCAGTGAAGTTTTCTTCGCTGAATTTAATCACGTCTATGTTGCCTGAATGGTAGTGGTCTGGTTTGTTGATAATGTCATTCATTCCATACCCTCCACTTCTTCTAATCGTCTACCTAATAAAAACTCAATTTCCATCCACGCCTTCTTATTACCTTTCGCAAATTCAATCGTCGGAATCGGTTTAAGATGGTCGATTGACGTTTGTTGTTCGTGCTGTTTTACTTTTGCATACGATTTGATGTCTTTCAGGAATTGCTGTTCTGTTAGTTTCATTTCTTAGCCTCCCAATCATGATAAACAGTCACATCTAATTTAATAGTTGAATATACTTCAGTTCTAGTTGCGTCTACAATAGTTTCGATTCTATTGTTGTAAGAATGACCTTTCTTATATTCTTCTAAAGTATATTTGATTGTATCTAGCGCTTCGTTTGCTAAATTGACTGAATATTCTTCTGTTTTATTCATTCATCCTCACCCCATCCATCCATTTGTTCATTTTCAACCCACATTCCATGATGTTTTCTTTCTATATCAGCTAATGATTCGTTAGTATCTTGAAATTGTTTTTGTTGTTCGTCAGTCAAAACGTCCAATTTCATCAACTCGTTAATGCTATCCCAAGCGTTATAAGCTAAGTTTTCCAATCTTCTGTTATCTCTATCTATCATTCATCCCCACCCCATCCATTACTTCTATTTATCTGTTTCAGTTGCCACTCATACCCATTCGCTAAATTCTGGCTGTCTACTAACTCTGATTCAAGCCGATGATTAACCATTGTTAAACGTGTATTTTCTATCAGCATATAAGCAAACCCGATTACTAAGACTACGAACAAAAGATTAGTTAGCAATGTTGATACGGTTTCTTTGCTCATTTCTTCCCTACTTTCTCAGCATATTTATTTACCTTCTTGTCTATCCCTTGAACGTACTTAGGCGTTCCAAATTTAACAATTGTATTCTTTTTAATTCCTGTTTGTTCTGCTATCTCATTCGCAGTACCAGTAGCTATCACTTTACCGTTTTCGTAAAACTTATAAATAGAATTTGGTCGTTTTTGGCGTGGCGATTTTTTCAAGCTAGTATATTCACCTTTTTGATCCATAGCAGTCAACTCATGGTCTGCACGCATTCTAACCGCCACTACTTGTGGATCGTTATAATCTAATTCTTTGAAGTTCTCGATTGAATTTAATTGTTTGTAAAATTCTTTAGATAAAGCCACCATGTTAGTCCCCTCCTAATACTTACTAGTTTTCTTTTTATTCAATCTTGCTGGTCGTCTCCCGCTTTTAGGACGGTTCAACACTTCTTTCTCTGTCATAAATCCTAGATAGTACGCTCCTGCGTAATTCGACACCGCCTGTGCTAGTTTGTTCGGATAGCCAACCAAACCATTACTGTAGTCTATGAATGCGTAAGGCGGAGCATTCTTTGGGTCTGTGCAACGGTAGAAATGCAGTTTTTCGTTATACATTCTCCGTTACCTCCACAGCAAACGCCCAGTAACGTTCGTCAATTGCTTTGATTTCTTGTTCTGTGAAATGAAAGTTTCCAGCTTCTAAAGCGATTCTTTTACTAAAAGTTTCAATATGTGTACTTACTACTCTATCGCCATTAAAATTGAAATCCTTGTACAAAGCTTGTCCTTTTTCTTTATCTTCACTCTCTACAAAAATTACATAATACATAGTCTCTTTCTCAATCGTGTAACCGTCAAGCCATGCTCTTGCAATTAAGTCTACTCTTTCTTTTTTTGATTGGTTTTCGAATATCCAAACACTTACTAATTCTGGCGAAAACTGATAAACTCCGAACAAGTTATGCTTGCGTGCTTTACACTCTTTTATCCAATCAGCAACAAACTGCGGAATCACTGGTAGTTCTGGTTCGTTCACTTGGTCGATTAAAGATAACACTTCGTCAATTATTTTAACTTTTGCAATTATTTCATAATCCGGGTTATCAATTTCTGATTGAGACGGATAATTCCTTACCATTTGTTGCTTAAACCACTCTTTATCCTTCTTCATTTGTTTTCCTCCTAGAATTTAGTAGCAATCGCTTCGATCACATTCACGGTTACGCTATTACCTGCTTGTTTGTATAACTGACTATCGCTATTTACTTCTGCAGCCTTATCAAAATCCCAATCTGGAAATCCTTGTAATCTCCAACATTCTTTTGGTGTTAATTTACGAATTCTGAAATTTTCCAACGTTCCTTGATTGCAACTAGTTGTTAATGTATTAGCAACACCTTTCCCAACTCTTCCTCTTCTTGTCTTTGAATTTGGATGTTCAAAATTAATTGAATCTCCTTTTTCGGCGATCGAGTACCCTTTTTTTGTCGCTTCTCTAACTTTAACCAAAGAGGCTTTTCCACTTTCAATATGTTTAGGTAAGTAGTTTTGAGATGTCCTTGTCGTTATACAATATGCATCTCCATTTTTTGTGCTATTAAACAATTCGGTTTCTAATTTATGCCCTCTATTAGACGATCTGTAATTTCCCTGGATAGGAAATACTTCTCGTCCACTTCCGTTTCTAAGATGTCCAATAATGAACACCCTCTCTCTGTTTTGGGGAACGCCAAAGTCTTTGCTGTTAAGTAGTTGCCATTCTGCATCGTACCCCAATTCATCAAGCGTGGAGAGGATTGTTCTAAAGGTATTTCCTTTGTCGTGATTGAGTAACCCTTTGACGTTTTCAAGGAATAAAAGTTGTGGTTGGATTTGTTTGGCTGCTCTAGCAATTTCAAAGAACAGAGTTCCTTTTGTTTTGTTTGCAAATCCTTCTCGTTTTCCTGCAATACTGAAAGATTGACACGGGAAACCACCTGCGATGATGTCGACTTTTCCTCTAAGTAATCGAAAATCGTCGTCTGATACTGCTGTAATGTCATGTAGTTCTAACTCCCCTTCTGTACCATGAATCGCTTTATAACTATCTCTAGCGAACCTATCAATCTCGCAAAAACCAATACATTCGTGACCTGCTCTTTCAAGTCCTAATCTGAAGCCACCGATACCGGAGAATAAATCTAAGAATTTCATCTGCTTACTTCTCCCCCTCATCAACTACCGTTATCCCTAAATACCCTAATTCTTTCAAAACTTCCTTCTTCTTTTCTGGTCCAACGATGTCAGCCAGATTCAATTGTGTTGTGATAAGCTTCATAATCGTTGTTTCGTAATCTTCTGTTAGTTTGACTTTTACGCGTATGGTCATAGTTTATAAGTCGCTTTCTTTAACGAAAACACCATTGATTGTTTTGCCTTTTCTACCTTTAATCTCGTCATATGCTACTTCTAAGCAACTTTCTAAATCCATCCCATTCTGCATAGCTAATATGATTAAAGTCACTACAGTATCCCCAATTGCATCTTCTAGCAACGTTCTGTCTTGTCTAGCTAAAGAAGCGGCTATCTCGCCCGCTTCCTCGCTAAATTTTAAATATTGTTTGCTCGTGCTCGCATTGTGTAAATCTTTATCTTTTGCCCACTGTTCTACATTTTTGATTAGTTCATCCATCTTATTTTTCCTCCAATACGATTTTTAAAGCTTCTTCACCACTTCTAGCTACTCCATATAAAACTGGAAATGTTTCTAAAAATTCAGCAAACTTCTTTTGGTCTTCTCTTAACTTTCCTTTTTCATTCTTCACTTCAATAAAAATCATTTTCCCATCAGACTTTCGATAACCACATAAATCAGGAAATCCTTTCGGCAAACCAGTATCGAACCATCTGCCTTCTGCTGTTTTTACCTTGCCCACATTTGTTCTGAAAATCACCGCATGCGGATTAAGAGCTAATCGAATTAAATTCTGTACATCTGCTTCTGATTGAATGACTGATCACTCCTTTAAATTAATAAAAAGGGACAGTCTGGACAGTTAGGACGGATTATAAAGAACCTCTATACATTTTATTTTTTTATTTTTTCTTTTATCCTTTTTCTTTATTTACTATCCCTACTATCCCTAAAAGAAAGAATAGTATATAAGAAAGGCGGTAAATAAGGATTTTCAATGGGGAGGGTTTGCGACCAAACTATCCCTAAACTGTCCTAAACTATCCCTAAAAAGTTAATAACTAATTTTATATGGTGAATATTCGTAATTTTCTCGGACAGATAATCCTGAATATTGAATAACTCCACCACTTTTGCTTTTGTTAAACTTGTTTCCCATCTCTCTACCAAATTTAGTGTTATTCATAACATGCTGACCATTTTCTCCAGCCCACTCTTTATATGCTTGATATAATTCTTTAGCGGTTGAATTTTCTTTTGGAGAAACTACACAACACTCTTGAACAAAAGCAGTCGTTACATCCATTTCTGAACGGTAATCATCACTAGCACGATCCACTGCTTTAGGATTTTTCAATCCTTCTTTTTGCCACTTTAACGCTCCCTCTACTGCCCAATTGAGTATGGCGGTTTCTTCAATGCGTAATTTATGTTTCAAGTTTTTATCGACCTTGTGGTCCGGTATTTGCACTTGGAAAGGAATCAATTTCAATCTTCTCCAGATACCGTCATCAGTACCACGAATAATCGGTTTATGATTTGTTGCCATCCATATTTTAAATTCTGGTTCAAATTCAAACTCTACTCCGTACAAGTGTCTAGCTGTGACTTTATCGCCACCTGTCAGCTGTTTGACTAGTCCTTCATCTAAACGGACACCTTCATTTGGTTCTGTTGTAGTGACTAATCTAGCCCCTTTTAAACGAGCGATATCAGAATTTGCTCCACTGGTTTGTTGTTTAACCATAATCGTCTGTGGCTGAATGTTGATTGCGTAACTTCCCATTAAATCATTGATAATATCTAAAAACACTGATTTACCATTACGTCCATTTCCGAATAAGATAAACATGCATTGCTCTCTTGTGGATCCAGTGAGAGAGTAACCAACGGCTTTTTGAATGAAATCAATTAAGTCCTGGTCATAATCGAATATTTCATCTAAGAAATCTAACCATCTAGGACAATCTATTTTGTCCGTATATTCAACATTGCTAATTTTAGAAAAATACTTCTTAATATCATGCTCGTTCAGTGACCCTGAAATTAAATCCAGATAACCATTTTGAACATTGAATAAGTTTTTATCTTTATCAAATTCATCTGGAGTAATTGGAATACGGTGTTCCACTTCTTTTAACATGTTCGTTTTCCCACGATTGCTGCGACTGCCTTTTAAATGCTTTTGAAATATCTTTTGCATTTCTTCTTCGTCTTCACCTTCAGGAATATAAATTTCTTCATGTTTCATAGCTTCGACTACTTTATCTGCCATACGTTTTATTTTTCCTGTCTGATCAACTTTCCAAAAGCCTTCATTCGAATAGTAGTAAAAACATTTATTCGTGTAAGAATAGCGGATAACATCCCCAAAATTATGAAGGATTCTTTCCGCATTTCCTGTGTCGTCATAACTAAAATATTTCTTCTTTTCTTTCTTTTCGTTGCTATCATCTAAGACGTGTAATTGAAAGTCGTCTTCTTGTCTTTTTGGTTGATAAATATTTGAGCATTCAGTGATTGCTTTGTTTAAAGTGTCCATACCGTAAGTAGTATTTTTTCTTTTTTCATCCCATTTATCACGCATTAAGGATGAATTTCTAAATATTGAATCCATTTTCGAATAGTCTCTACCAGTCCAGAATGCTAAATCATTTGCAAAAGCCATATCTGCTTCAGATTGGCTCGAATAGAAAGCTTCCCATCCACCATTCAAGAAAACTTCGAATCTTTTTCCGTTCTTGCTATTTAATGCTGCTTGCACCACTTCATCTTCATTTAATTGAATAATTGATTCGAATGAAGGATGATAAATAATGGTTGTCTTTTCTTTTTGAATGTATTTCTTGTGTAAGTTTTTTATTGCTTCAGTTCCATCAGTAACTTCAGTGTATTTACTTGCAGCATTTCCAGTAACAGTGAAGAACCGTCCAGATGAATACATTTCTACATTCCCTTTACGTCTTCCGCCATCTGGCAATTTACCTTTACATAAAATGTGGATACCTGTTCCACTTGGAGAATATTCAGCGTAACTTTCCATGGATCCAATAAATTCTGCGACAATATTATCATCGTTATCACCACTTCTGTAACGCTCTATTTCCGTCCAAACTTTATCAATATCAATTCCGAAATAAGGTTCTTTGAAGTAAAAACCTAAACCATCTAAACCGAAGTCTTCAATAGCTGAGAGAGCAGTCTTAAAATCAGACCACGTACTCTCATCATTGCTTTTACCAGACTTACCATTGTGTGCATCTATTGGAATCTTTGTAACTTTTTCTCCTCTTTTTTCAAACCTGAAGCAACACCATTGTTTGAGTTGCTTCAATTCTTCCGGTATTGCTTCATACATTTGCTTCAGTCCTTTGCTTAGAATGGTAGGTCATCATCAGAGATCGTTACGCCACTGCTTGCCATTTCATTAATGTTCATTTCATCTTTAGTTTTTTTAGTGTGTGCTAATTGCGGGAATTTACTTTCTTGGAAGTAGCGGCAGTTTGTATTTTCGTAAGTTTTACCTTGGTATTCAGATGTTTCATTTTCAACTTTTACATTCGCTACTTTATTAACGAAATCTCCAAGTAATTCTTGAAATGATTGATACGTTTTTCCGTTTTGTAATTTGAATGCTTTACCCATCGTATTAAATGTTTTCATATTGAATTTACCAGTAGCTTTTGCTTTCCATACCTTGTGGAATAAATGACTGTTTTTGTGTTCGTTACCCATTACGTCATTACGAATGATTAAATCAAACTCTACATATTCTGCTCCACCAGGAGTTGCATCTTCTTTAACACCATTTACAAATACTTCGTAAAAACCATCCTTAATTTTTCCGTTTCCTTCAAATACATCGTTAAAATCTAAGTTAAATTCTGTCATTATAATTTCTCCATTCTATTTTTTATTTTAGTAACCCTAATAATTTTCCTTGATGCCATGCCCAACCTCTTTTGTAACCGCGATTCTTTGCTAATTCGTACAATTCTTTCATATCTTTGCAGTCTTCTGGTTCTCTGAAATCTGTTACGAAATTAAAATCTTCTTTATTTACTTCTTCAAGTTCTGCTGCTTCGTCTATCTCATAATTAGATTCAGCAACTTTTATTTCTGGTTTAAATCCACACAAGGGACATTCTTGTAATTCGGTTAAATAAACTCCGTAACAGTTATCACATTGACGGACCTTTACTTCATTCCGTTCGCTGTTCTTTTTCTTAACTTTCAAACTCCACTCCCTCTTTGAATCTGGTAAACCATGAATGGAAATATTATCCACGTGATCGATGATGATTGAAGTCTTGTTTGGTTTGTATCTCATACCTCGCATGCTTTGTTGAATGAACAGAGAGAGCGATTGAGTTGGGCGTAACATAATAACCGTTGAACAATCTGGTACATCGAATCCTTCGCCAATCAAATCCACGTTGCACAATATTTTTATTTCTTGATTGCGAAATTGTTGAATGATTTCTTCTCGCTCTTTTTTCTTTGTTTTGGCATCTATATGAACAGCTTTGATACCTTTACTATTGAAAGCTTCTGATATCTCATTACTGGCTTTAATGCTGTGACAATAAGCGATTGCTTGTTCTCCATCAGCTAAATCTTGATAATGTTTTACAACGTCTCCATAGATGGTGTTTTTCTCTAGTGCTTTATCAATAGAAGAACTGCTGAACTCGCTCAAATTATTCAGTTTCAAATCTTCTGTTTTAATTAACTTAGGAGCGTAATACTTATATGGAGAAAGGTATTCATTTTCGATTAACCATTCAGCATCTACTTCTTCTAAAAGAATGTCGTTTACATCTCCTAAACCAGAACCATTCAATCGAATCGGTGTTGCTGTAAACCCAAGCCTCAACACTTCATCGAAGTGGGTATAAATCTTTCTATATGAAGCTGCTAAACCGTGATGATTTTCATCAGTAACAATTAAATCTGGTTTGGTTGTTTTATCTAGCCTTCTAACAATTGTTTGGACCATTCCAAGTTGCACATAATCCATATCTACTTCATTTGCAATGAGTGTTCCTTTAATCTGATCAATCAATTCACTTCTGTGGACTAAGAACAATACTCTATTCTTATTTTTAGTGGTCATTCTCACGACTTCCGCAATGATCACACTCTTGCCTGCCCCGCATGGAGCAACCACACAAGGGGATTTATAGCCATCTTTGTAAGAGTTTCTAGCTTTATCTACTAAATTTTGTTGGTAGGGATGCAATTTAAACAACGGCATCAGTCGTTTCTTTTGGTAGAATTAACTCACTTTGTAAGCAGCCTTTTCTATCGTCAATTTGATTTTTTGCATAAATACTATTGGTTGCTGAAAGAACAAAACCTCTTTCTCCATCTTTGTTGATTGTTAATTTAGCTACGACATCACATAACCCGCAGATATTGTCCCGAATTTTATGGTTAATCGTTGGATATGCCCTATTGAACTGTTGCCCTTCTGAAGTTGTAAATAGATCCGTTGTTTCCCAAGCTGTCCAAATAATGTTTTTATTAAGCGTTTGTTTCATATATCTAAGACTGTTAGCTAACTTGAATTGAAGATATTGGTAATCTCCTTGACTTGGAATCCCGTTGTTTTTACCCATGCTTCCCAAGTCTGATAAAATACATCTTTCTAATTCACTTACGTTATCCACTACGATATTGTCATACTTACTTAAGTCAGTGGTTGGCAATTCTTTACTAATTAAATTACTCCAAGCATCCCAAGTTTTTATGTTATCCACTTTTAGGATGTCAATATTTTCATTGCCTTTTAAAACTCTTGTAGTTCTGTCTATATCTAAAACCAATGTTTTACCAGGTAGATATTTAACAGAAGACGTTTTCCCCATGCCTGGAGAAGCGTATATAAGATAGGTCCCTTTACCTGTTTCTAAATCTTTTGCGTTTGTTATGTCTAAAGCCATATATTATCCACTCCCTTATCTAATCCGAATACTTCTAGTGCTTTGTAACTCAGCACCATCTACTTCTAACCCGTTCTTTAAATCTTGTTTAAGGATCGTTTTATTCAATTGTGGTGGCTGTTCCACGAAATACTTTGATAGTTTCTTTTCATCAGTTACCACCACACTTGCTGGATTGTTTTGGATAGCTACCTTGATTAAATTTCCTTGCACCTTATTCAATCCAACTTTTTCCATTGATTCTTGAATGTAGAGTTTTAAGTTTTTAGCATTGTTTGTTTGTGTTGATTTCATGGCCTGCAGCCGTTTAATTTCAGCATCAATCGCTGCCACGTTTGCTTCTAATGTTTTAATCACGTAAGCAGTATTTTCAACTTTGTCATTAATAGCTTCATCGATTGAATCTAAAGTATCTTTCAACGTTTCAGCATCTAATTGCTCAGCAATTTCTAGTACGTTTTGATAGTTTTGAGTAAGTTTGTATAGATTCATTACTGCATAACCTCCGCTTCCCCAAATTGATTTTCAATATAATTTTCCAAGTCCTCTTTTAATACAAGGACTACTTTTCCAGTTTCTTCCATGATTGTATAAACTTCATCACCTGGATAAATTTCCGATTCTTGCCAATCGAAAGCGATTGGTTTATCTTCTGGTGGATCTAATAAAAATCGTGGTAATTCACTAAACATATTTATTTACCGCCTTTCGTGTGGTAAACTTGTGCTATAAAATATTTCGTATCGGACTAATTGGACTGCAATCCTTTTAGTCTTTTTTTTCGTAATTAGCATATACACTTGTTTTTAAAGTAGAACTGTAAAAGAAATCTTTAACTTGTGAATCTAGGTAATCCTTTCTGTTAGGGAAACTATTCGCATATTCCTCAGCTTCTTCTTCGTTCTTACGATTCACGAATACGTTTATGATTGAATCCTCTTCTCTCATCGCCTTAACCACTGCTAATTCTTCATCCGTCAGCAACATTTCTGTGTAATTGATTCCGTTTAGTTTGTATGTCATTGTTGGTCCTCCTTGTTTAAATGTTATTTTTCAATCACTACGTTTTTTTCATTGTCGTAATGAACGTCTATTCTATTTTCTACAGAAAGACGCTTGTTGTATTCGTCTAAAATAGTCGGTATCAAGTAATTTTTATCAAACGTAACATCGATAAACTCAAGAACATTAGGCTTCGATAGCACTCTGAATAATCTTTTTTTGTCTACTTTTGGATGATTCCAAATGTCGTATATAGCTTTGCCAGCTTTATCTTTAAAACTTTTTGTATTGGTTTTTTCAGAAAGGCTGTACATAAAATCGATGAATTTATCTAGTTTCCATTGGTCAATAATTTTAAATTTTCCGTTTCTTATTTTTGCGTGAGATGGTGCACTGCCGACACCGCTTGAAAATCCCATAATACTAGTAGGAGTTAAACATGCCGCTTTCGGATTTTCTAAATTTCGTAAAAGTATTTGATAATCTTCAATACCTTCGGTGGCATAACTCTTGATGTAGTCTGTTATTTTCCAATTTACGGACTTTGTGTTTATTCTGATAACTGTTTTTTTGTCCGCTCCTTCTTTTACAAAATATTGGATTGGAACTTTCAAATACTTAGCTGTTGCCAATCTGTGCTGGCCGTCAATAACTTCCATCTTTTCATTTACTTCTATCGGATATTCAAAACTACCAAATTCTTTTAAATCATCCGCTAAATTTTGTCTAACCTCGAAATCTCTATTTGATTCAATTAATTTAAACTTGTCGTAATTTGTAGTTTCATATATTCCGTTAACTAATTTATCTTCCATTACATTTCCTCCTCCGTTTATTTCAAAAATCCAATTCAAAACTTCTTTAACTTCTGAAGAATTTAAAAATTCATCCATTTGTTCTTCAGTAATATTGACGTTTATTGCCATAAAATCACTTTAACTACTAAACTAACGATACCTATTAATGCTAATGTTCCAAAAAATCCATACCATATATAAAAATCTTTCTTGTCTATCTTCTTGCTGCCGAAGAAATACATATTTGAGCACCAGATTAACTTTTTGATTGTTTCTAGGGACATGTTTCTTACCTCCTTTCGATTCCTCTACCACGATTGATTTCGTTCAGTAACTTCAATTGGCGTTCTCTTGGAATTACTATTTTAGAAAGATCTTCGATTACATTACCTTTGCTGTCGTAGTGAGTAAAAAATAGTTTTCTTTCTTTTTCTTTAGTTTTCGTTGACATGATTCAGACCTCCTGCACAAAGTATCTTAAAAGACACTTCTTAATCAAAAAAAATTGGTATGATTTCTTCTTTAGGAATTTCAAGAGCTTCAACAATCGCTTTTATTTCGCTTTGATTAAATTCGCTCGTTCCATTAAGCTTTCTGAAGTATGCTGTTCTGCTTAATGGGTTTCCGTTCTCTTGCATGATTTCAAGCAGTTTATCGACGTTCAGTCCTTTTAAAATAATTTTGGACTTTAATAAATTTGCGTTCATAATATTTTCACCTCGTTTTTCGTTGTGTCATTTAGGACACTTAAAATATACCACGGCTCTTTTTTTATTGCAAGCTAAAAAACGCATTTATTTTAAATAAAATTTCTTTTGCGACACTTTTTAGCTTTATTTACTATATAATAGTTGCTTTTTAGACACTTTAAGTGTATAGTTAATATTATAGTAAAGGAGGCGAAAGAATGGACGAATGGTTAAAAAACAGAAGACTAGAATTAGGTCTTACTTTAGAAGAAGTTGGCGATATTGTCGGAGTGGGGAAATCAACCGTCAGAAAATGGGAAAACGGAATGATAGAAAATATGAAGCGTGATAAAATCGCCCTTTATGCAAAAGCTTTAAGAGTAAGCCCACTTTTTATCATGGGTATGCCTGAAGAAAGCAGCAAAGTGCTTCCGATCAATATAATCAAAATACCTATTTTAGGAGAAATAGCCTGTGGTGATCCAATCATTGCAGAAGAAAACATTGAGGGATATCGTGAAGAACTGGTCGACTTGTTACCATCCGGAAATTTATTCTACTTAAAAGCAAGAGGAAATAGCATGAATCCCACAATCCCAACTGGTAGTTACGTTCTTATAAGAGAACAACCCGAAGTGGAAGAAGGACAAATAGCAGCGGTACTAGTTAACGGAGACGCAGAAGCTACTTTAAAGCGAGTGAAGCATCAAGGAGATATGGTTATGTTAGTGGCTGACAACTCTGACTACCCGCCTTATATCATTACTGAAGATAATCCAGCAAGAATCTTAGGAAAAGCAATAAAATTTAGTGCAGACCTTTAAATAAATATAGCGTTAACATTTTTAATAGTTATAATTAAATTATCCCTGTCGGTTGCCAATCTACAGGGATAAAAATATATACATACATTGGAGGAATGAAAAATGGCGAAGAAGAAATTGTTTGACGAAAATGGTAATCAGGTTAAAGGGAAAATCAAGAAGCCTTTCTATAAGAAAGTCTGGTTTTGGGTTTTAGCTGTTATTGTTGTAGCTGCTATTGGTGGAGGTTTAGGCGGAGAAGAAACTGCGAATGATACGACTGCTGCTGACAAAAAAGAAGAAACTCCAGCAAAAGAAGAAAAATCTTTTGCAGTCGGTGATGTAGTGACTGTGGGAGATATGGAATATACAGTTAATGGATTGGAAGTTAGCAAATCAGTTGGGCCGAGCATGCTGCCTACAGAAGCTAAAGGAACATTCTTGATTGTGGATTTAACAGTTAAAAATAATGGGAATGAAGCTGTAATGGTTGATAGTTCTTTCTTCAAATTAAAAGAAGGAGATAAAAGTTTTGAAGCAGATGCTGCAGGTTCTATGTCTGCGAATCAAGGCGAAGATGGTAACATTAAAAACTCTTTCTTCTTAGAAAACTTGAATCCAGATATTGAAATGCAAGGTAAAATAGCGTTTGACGTATCTGAAGAACAAGCAAACTCTACAAAAACACAACTAGAAGTTGCTACTGGCGCTTTTGGAACTGAAACAGAATTAATTAACTTACATTAATATATAAAAAAAGAACACTCCTAGCCGTCCAAAGTCGGGAGTGTTCAACCATTTAAAAATCAACCTGCAATGGGTCTCTTTTCTATGTCCTATTGTAGCACAAAATAGGAGGTAAAATATATGACTAAATTAAGAGCCGCTTTATATATAAGAGTATCCACGTTGGAACAATCAAAAAACGGGTATTCAGTTGGTGAACAAAAAGAAAGATTGACTAAATTCGCTAATGCTAAAGACTACACCATTGTTAACACTTATGTTGATCCTGGTTTCTCTGGAACAAACTTAAACCGCCCGGCTATACAAAGATTAACGAAAGATATTGATAACCACAATATTGACGCTGTTTTCATTTGGAAATTAGATAGGCTTTCCCGCTCACAAAAAGATACACTTTTTTTAATTGAAGAAGTGCTAAATCCAAACAAAGTCGCTTTGGTCAGCATGAATGAATCGCTAGACAGTTCTACCCCTTTCGGCATCGCTATGGTGGGTATGATGTCCGTATTCGCTCAGCTAGAGGTATCAAGTATCGTTGAACGCTCGAAAATGGGCCGTGAAGCACGCGCTAAAGCCGGATACTACCATGGAGGTGGAAACTTTAAACCTCTTGGATACGACTATGTAAACAGCCTTCTAATTATCAATGAATATGAATCTATGGTGGTCAAAGAAATATTCCGTCAATATTTAGATGGAAACGGAACACGAAAAATTATTATGAATCTACATGATAAGTACCCAGATGAAGTTTCCACACGCACACGTATCAAGGACGTGCTTAAAAATCCGTTGTACGTCGGAAAGATAACATTTAATGGTATTGTTTATGACGGTGTACACGAGCCTGTAATCAGCCAAGAAACGTTTGATAAGGCACAAGAATTGATTAGTGGTAGAAAAAAATACGCTCATGCAGGAATTGAACAAAAAGGGTTGTTAAACGGTAAGCTGTATTGTGGAATCTGTGGCGCTAGATATTATCGACAAGTGACTGGTAGTAAAAAATACCGTTATGTAAAATACGCCTGCTCTTCAAAGAATTGGAGTTCACCAAAACTAATTAAAGACCGTTTTTGTGATAATGATCGTTATAATGTGGATTATTTAGAAGAACGAGTCATCCATCAACTAAAGAAATTAACCTTAGACGAATTGTCTGCACCTGAAAAACAAGAAATAATTGAAGAACGCGCTACGTTAGAAAGTGAAATAAAATCTATCAATAGCCAAATGAATAAATTAATTGACTTATTTCAATTTGATTCAATTCCAATTGATAACTTGAACGGACGTGTAAAAGCATTAACTGATAAAAAAGAAAGATTAGAAAATCAACTACAAGATTTAAAGCAAAATCGCAAGAAAAAAGATGTTTCTCAAATGCTTAAAGTTTTAAAAAAATTCGATTGGGATACCGAAACCACGAAAAAAAAGATTGAAATTATAAATGAATTTGTTGATAAAGTTGTCGTTAAACACGATAAAGTGGACGTTTATTGGTTGTTATAGCTTAAAGGAATGGTTATTGACGTAGAGTTTACCATTAGCTATAAAAAAAAGAACCTACCTATTATATAGGCGGTTCTAACCCTTAGCGACTAGGATGATAAATAAATTATACCATAAAATAAATCATTTCAAATACTTCGCATATATTATAGATACCCGACCCTCGCCCCTCTCATCCAGCGAGGGTATTTGTGTCTTAATTGTGACGTATTTAAAATATATCGCTTATTCGATATAAAGTATTTGACTATATCGGTTATTCGATATATACTATGTATATAGTAAATAAGAGATAAACGAGGAGGAAATAAAAAATGACATACGACAAAAAGGATATCATGAAACAAGCTTGGGTATTAGCAAAAAACTTATCATTCATGAATGGTGGGTCAGCAAAAGAATGGTTCTCATACGCATTAAAAGAACGTTGGGCTTTCGTTAAATCTCTTTTTGCTCCTAAGAAATCATCTGCCGAACGTATAACTACCGAAACAAAAGTGTACAAAATAAAAGAATGGTTTGTTAACAAAAACTTTGATTTAAAAGACATGAACGTTTATAACGACAGAGAAAAAATCGAAACAATCTCTGAAACTGAAAAAGCTGTTAGATTGAAAATTTCTGCATGGGCCGGTCAAACAATCAACGTTTGGGTTCCAAAATCTTGCATAGAGGTGTTTTAATATGAATATGTATTGGTATGAATTAGTTTATCGCGGAGCAAGCCCAGGTTGTTTCCCTCGTGGTACTGTAGCAGTTGAACACAATCACATTAATTACAAAGGCCGCAAATTTGGAGCTGTAGCCTATTTGAAACCTTTGAAAGAGGATCAAATAAGGTCGTACGAATTAGAACCAATCGATCCATTAAGAGAATTGAATGACGTGGAAATATATCGCTTAACAAACAAATGAAAAGAATAGCGTTTATTCGATAGAAAAACATTGACTATATCGAATAAACGATATATAATAATATTATGAATGAGAGAGGAGTTGCAGAAAAATGAGAAAAGAAATAAAAGAGTTGCTTGATAGCGAGGTCACCGCTTATTCTATCGCAAAAGAAACGAAAATACCCGTTTCAACAATGACTGTTTTAAAAAGTAGTGTTGAAAATAGAGATGAAAAATTGGATAATCTTAGTTTTAAAAACGCTGAGAAATTATATAACTATTACGAAGGAGTGTTCAAAATGACAAATGAATTAAAAGAATTGAAAGAACTAGCATCTAAATTGAGAACCGCGGATCATCAACCACAAATTTCGATTTACACAAACAGAGCAGAACTGCTAGACCTGTGGAAACAAAACGGTGATGAAGATGTGGATTGGGATGCGCACGCAAACGAAGTTCTGGCTGATTTCGATTCAAAAGAGTATGTAATCAAAGTCTTGTGGGATAATGGTGTTCCTGAATATTTCCACGAAAGTGAAACCAATGAAATTATGGATAGAATATAATAAAATAACCCTAACTCAATTAAGAGATAGGGTTTTGTTGTGTTTATTTACTTACTTTTCATAACTGGTCGATTTCGACCACTTTAGAATTATTTAATTGTCGCTCCTGTAGATTTAGCAGCATAGATTGCTACGTTACCAAATGCGCTTGTTTTAATTTCATAAACATCAGTTGCTAACGTTTTGATAATTTCATAATCTAAACCACCGTACGTTGCTGGTGCCAGTAATCCGACTTCTTTACCAGTTGTGTATGGTCCTGAAGTTTTGTACACTCTCCATGTTTTAGCGGATTTAGGTAAGTAGACACGTTTTTTATTAGTGACTGGTTTAGATGCAGGTTTTGAGCCACCGTTGATAACTTTCATTACTGCATCATAGCTAGAACCTAATGATTTCTTGCGAGCATCGCCATTTCCGTGTTTACCGGCATTTGTTTCATTGACAAGTTGTTGAATAGATTTGGTAGCTTTCGGAGTGCTTGCAACAGGTGTAGGATTTGGAGTAGGAGTTTTAACGTTATTTCCTAAATTTAATTTAGTGCCTACAACAATAATATCAGATTTAAGGTTGTTCCATTTCTTTAATTCAGTAATAGTAGCATTATATTGCTTAGACAATCCCCAAAGAGTATCTCCAGCTTTGACAATGTGCTGTGATTCTTTGTTGCTGTTTGAAGGTAATGGTACGCTAACTGATGCAGCACCTGTCAATTCTTTATGATATTGTTTCCACAATGTCCATTTTCCATCAATGTTCATAAATTGGGGACAATTTTTACCACTAGCATCATAGTGACGAACTACTTTGTTTGCTGATACACCGTAATCTTTCATTAGTTTTCGAACTAACAATTGACCGTTAGCAATTGTTTCCGGTTTAAATGTTTTGTCTTTTTCAGCACAAAACTCAATACCAATGGTGTTTCCGTTATTGATACCGTCTGAATCATCTTTGTCATCACCCACATGCCAACCTTTTTTACCAGGAGCCACAACTTCAATGATTTCATTTTCATCTACAAAATAATGAGCAGAAGCTCCACGATAAGTATTTTCAAAATAATCAGCATTGTTTTTAGCCGATTGACCAGGTACACCTGTATCGTGAATTACAATGAATTTAACAGGAATATTAATATTAGAGTAATTTACTTTAGTATGTTGTTTTTTGATTGTTACCATGCTTAAATTCCTCCTTTAGTTTGGTTATAAGAATTAAAAGCCCCGACACTCGCCCAACCTGTTAAAAATCCAGTTAGCAACGATTCGGCAAGTGGCAAGTTAAACACCAACGCAATTGCACCGAATAGGACAACGCCTACCACAAGAGCAAATACAATAACCCAAATGCCAGATAGTTTACTGTTTTGTTTCACAACTTCCGTTATTCCGGAAACAACAATGCTTCCTCCGATTGCTGACAAAATTAATGTTGTTAAAATGCTTTCCATAATTATCTCCTACCTTCCGAATATTTTTAGAGCTGTATCAATAATTAAGTAACCTATGCTTCCCGCTCCAACTAACATAGTCATCATTTTCATTCGTGTATCGGTGCTCAACTTCTTCATTTCTTGTGTGCGTTCGGATTCTTTTTCTTTAGTGGTAGTCACCGTTTCAAAGACATTTCCCATTTGTACGGACAATCGTTCATTTTGCTTCATCAAGCTTTCGTTTTGAGTCATCATGATTTTAGAACGTTCCGCAGACTGAACCTGATTAACCATTACGGAATCTTTTAATTCTTTGATATTTTTTTGAATATCTTCATTTGATTGCTCCAGTTTATAAATACGTTTTTCGTGATTATCTAGACTAGGTTCCGTTTCATTCACATCTCGTCACTCCTTTTCTCAATATAAAAAGACCTACTCTTTTGAGTAGATCTTCATTTTCATTTGTTTTCAGTTACCGCGCAATTTGGTTCGACTATTTAGTTATTTTTAATATAGCCTGACCATAACCGTCTTTAATATTAAATGTGATCCCTTCAGCACTCACATGCTCATTCAGTAATTCTAAACCTGTTTGACGTAATATTTCAATTTTAGAACCAGAATTAGCCTCGATTTGTCTGCTAACACCCGTCAAGCTTTGGTGTGCATCAATAAAAACGTAATAAGCTTCTCCGTCTTCAATTTCCGAAAAGTTTGTTAATTGATTGTCTGACAGGCTATATTTTCTAAAACCACTGACTGTATAATAGTCGCCTTCTCCTACAACGCCCACTTCGTCACTGATTGCTATTGGATAAGATTTTTTCGTGTTTCTTAAATCCCAAAAACGGTCTGTATTTTCTAGCCTTTTAACAGGTGTGGTTGACCCTTTATCAAATAAATAACCCATACTAAATGACACATCACTTCTTTTATCAATATAGCGAATAGGTGGGAATGATGGATCAATTAAATCGCTAGCATAAACATACAAATTGGAGTTATAAGAATTTAAGTCAACGCCATTTTTAAAGTCATGACCTTCAATCACTTTAACGTCTGGAATGAATCTGGTAACTGATCCGCTTAATGGATTAGATTGTAGGAAACCACAATCTTTAATAGTGGTTGTTTTTAAAAATAAAATAGAACTTGTCACCATACAGCTGCCGAATGGGTGAAATTGATAACTATTACTTAATCTAGCCAGGCCATCTATTAAATTTAAATTGCTTTCATATTTTTTTCCAATATTTGACTTGCACCAATCAATTAATGATCGATAATCAATAATTTCATACGATTCATTGATTGTTAGTTTATCGCAAAAATAAGCACCGTCCGTTTTCAAATCAGGACCTTTAATCTTTTGTGAAACGTTTTTGACAGATGGGTAGAGTTGATTGTTTGTAACGATAAATGATGTTATGGAAGTAGTATTTGTAGCACCAGAAACATGTGTCAATACTGTTCCAACAGTTGGTGACGCGACTGTTATTGTTTCGTTTTCCGCTAGAATATAATCCGGAGCAAAAACCAAATCATCTCCGGTAATTTGAATCAATGTGAAGTTAGTACTTCCATCACTCCATTGACTACCTAGGTCAGCAGCTACCTTACCATGATTAGGTTTTGTAATTTTTCTTGTTTCTGGATAACCATGATTCGCGCCAACTGTTGTATGTGTTCTAATTGGTGTAATATCATCCGAAGTGGAGTGAATAACATTACCGTCTAGACTAGTGTCCAAAAAGTTAAACAGTCCATTTTCTCGAGCTTTTAAACTAACCTTCAAAGATAATTTTTTCCCGTTTTCTGAAGAAATGACCTCTAAAACATTACCTGCTTTAACTACTTTTAAAATACTAACTTGATCACCAATAGTCTGCATTTGGCTTTCAGTGAGGGCTAATTCTGGAATGTTGAATTTAATAGGGATATAAGATTCATAAAGTAATTTAACAGTACCCCTATTAATTTGAGTAACGTCCAAGTTAGAAATCAATCCAGAGAACTCAAAATAACCGCCAACAGGTACTTTAATCGTTCTTTGGGTTAAATTATTTTCTGTGTTTTCTTGAATAACCGCATCTCCGTTGCTGTCAAAAATTCGGTAGGACCTTACAGGATATATCGTAATCGGCTGATTAGAAGTACTGATTATTCTTTCTGAGATAAAGAAACCGATTAAATCGCTCGTTGAGTGTTGCCCCGATACAAATTTATTCTCTGTAATACTAGATTTGTTAAACAGATTGCTGCCTTCAATGACATCCACAAACGCTGCTTGCTCAACGCTTACAGATACCCTGTTACTTATATTTTTGACCTGCTCATCTGTTAAATGCAAGTCTAAAAACTCTGGAGATTTCGTATATTTGTCATAAGGTAATTTAACAGCACCTCTATTGATTTGTGTGATACCTACATTAGTCAAAGCTCCCGAAAACTCAAAGTAACCGCCAGAAGGAACTGTAATCGTCCTTTCTGCGGTATTACTATTAGTGTTTTCAAAACCAATACCCAATCCGTTGCTGTCGAAAATACGATAGGATCTTACAGGGCTAATAGTCCACTGTCCTCCAACACCCTCATACATTTTTTGCGACTTGAAATAACTTGGAGCATCGCTGTCACTTGATTGACCGGCTATCATTTTACCACTAGTTATGTTTTCTGGGTTAAACCAGTTATCAGATAAAAGTTTGTTTGTTAAAAAAGTGGTGCTAGCTACCGTTACCGTATCATCTTTTATCACGATACCTGTATAATCTCCAAAAGGCTGCCAGTCACCTAATCTCCATACATAAAGTTTGGCGGGATTCGTCTCTCTGACTAAAGCAACACCTACTGATCCTGTTGGATACGCCGATTTTAAAGCAGCTAACGTATCCATAAAAATAGATGGACCACCATCTAATAAAGTGGCTATCCATGATTCGAATTCTGCTTGCGACATGGTTTGTGCTAGTTGATTAGCAGTATCTTTTTCTTTTGCGGTTAATCTACCATCTAAAGTAGTATATCCTGCTCGAGCAACCACTACCTCTGCACCTGATGGACTTGCTGAGTTTGCATCTTGCTGCACGGCTACAAAATCATCTTCTAATGTGTCTTGTCGTACTTCGATATCTGCTTGCCTATTCCCTGTTTTTGAAATACCTTCTGCGATATCATCACGCATTTCTTTAATCATTGGTTCTGTTTCTATTTCAGTTTTTAATTGATTGATTCTATTTCGATATTGTTCAGTTGTTTCTGCCAAATGTATCACTCCTTATGGTTGTTCTAATGCTATCAATCTAGTTACTATGTCGTTCAAATCAACCGGACTAGTAACAGTAACCAAATCTAGTTTAGTCTTGTCAGATGCGCTAAAAAGACCACTCTGTAAATGAGTAGCCTCTGTGTATTCTTCTAAGTTATCTAGTTTGATTTTATCGGTGCTGATCATTAATCCATCGTTAGTATTCGTTACTGGTCCATAAACTGGAAGGTCTCCAATAGATTGATTCAAAACATCTACAATAGCGTTTAAGTCATCTACCGACTGTTTTAGTCCTGGGATGTCCGCTTGTCCGATTTGTAAATTGATTGAATCCACTACGGTATTCACATTGTTTATTTGGTTCTTTAAGTTGCCAATCGTTAACGTTTGGTTCGTTACTTGTGTTCTTAATTCGTCGAACCGCTTCAAACCTTTGTTAGCTTCTACTTGATATTGTGTCAATGTCTTGAATTTCTCGCCTATCGTTGTTTTAATATCCAACGGATTAACGATATTTAAATTCTTTTGAATGACTTGTAACGGCTCGTTGATAGTAAATATAGGATTACCAACTTGATACCAGTCTCCACGAACGATACTTTCAGCATCTAAATCATTTAAACTCAAATCAAGTGGTGTTAATTCAAATGCGTTCTTAGAAGTTTTTTGGCTAGCTATGAATTGTTGTCCTCTGGTTTTAAGAATGTTCGGCTGATTAACATCGTCAAATATGATTGTTTTTTCGATAATACCAAACTCAGCAATCAGCTTCACGTCATCGATATAATCTAAGCCACCGTTGACTGACTTGATATCCACTCTTGCTTTACTTGCATCCGTCGAGCCTTCATCTTCACTATCAATTTGAGCTCCTAAAGGAACCAATCGAGTGATAACTTCCGTTGGATCAATCTCTCGTGACATGCTTTTTAAGTTACGTTTCAAATTGATTGTCGTCGTGGATAGTGTTCCTACTTCTGCTAGATAGTCTAAATACAAACCATCTGCTTCATGTCGAATGACTAAATAACCGCCTAAGCGATCGATTAACTTATCTTTGATTGTGTCATAGGTATTTTCGTAACCTAAATACCTATAAACATTATCTGTTGTGTTCGTGACTGTAACGTTTCCTATCTTGAATCGTTTATGAGGTTCAACTTGCGAATTGTGGTTATCTAAAATAACTTGCAAAAACTGTGCGATTGTCATGTTACGATACTCACCATGTCGTTGACTAGAATCCAATAAATAAGCTAAAAATGATTCGCATTCGTATTGAATGGTAAACGATCCATCAGTACTCATGTTTTGTTTTGGCTTTAACACTCTACCCTCAAACTCATTTAAACCCGTTTTGATATTCATTACTTTAATTAATGTGGTCAAAGGTTTGATTTTACCCCATCCAGCGTTCCTGATACCAATCATAAAATCCATTGAATCGATACCACTAACAACTTGCTGAACGTTGCCAGACGATACTTTTTGGCCATTTACATAAGGCGAGTGAATAGTAGTACCGATACCGTCATTTGGTCCATCATAAACAATTACTCGATACACTAAATCACTTCCTTATGCCATTCAAATTTGATTGTGCCGTTACCTGTTACGCTAAAAGTGTTCATGCCTATCTCAAATCTAAAATCTTCGAATCGACTAGAACCTGCAGGAACATTTACTGTCATGTTTCTTTTTTTGATTACCATTGTCGAACTAGAAATGATCGTTGGAGCAATACCAGCTGAACCCATATTCATAAACTCAATTGTTTTGGATCCGCTCACTACAAATTCATTTTCTTGATAGTAATCTGAAATGTCGTAATCATCCCAATAAGGCGAACCTTCTACAGCTTCTTTAATCTTAAATGGATAAGCATCAAACGTAATGGTATAAGGTGCTTTAAGTACCCCATCATCGCTTTCTAATTCCACACCTACACATCTAGCCATATAATGATACAATGGTTCGTTGTCATCATAAAGTGGCATATAGCTTCCACTTAACAACCAATTTTCTAACATCCTTTTATTAAACGTTTTACTGCTATCATTTAATTCTTTACCATTAAAAACATAAGTTAATTCTCTATTTTCATATAACCGTTCACCAAACAAAGCAATTGTAAAATCGTAATCTCCTTGCATACCGATAACAGAATCTTTAATAGGAATATCTTCAGGAGGTGGAGTAGAACGTTCGACTAATTTTAAATTTGGGAACTCTTCATTGATATGCTTTCCATTAAATCTAAACCCACTCATCGTCCAAACCTCCCGTTCATATTCGCTTCATTACCTAGATATCGGTTGAATGCTGGAGCTAACTTTCCAACAATCGTTCCATCTTCCAAAACAACCGTTAAGTTACCTAAATCTTTTAATAATCGAATCATTTCTGAATTGTCGTTCCCTCGATAATTACTTGAAGAAAGTTGCGTTTTAGACTGACTAGCTGAAAGCCCATAAACAACATTTTTTGTCGCTTCAAAAGTTGAAGGTTCTACACTGAATTGGTCAGTCAATGCTCCAGCCATTCCACCAACTGTTTTTTGTACATCTTTAAATTTATCCGATAAACCTGCATTTAAACCACTCATAATGGCATCACCTGCGGGAATTAATAATTTTCTATCGTAGTCAATCGGACCTTTGTTATCTTTAATCCAACCAGCGATTCCACCAACGAAATTCTTAACACCTTCATAAGCTTTTTTCAAACCGCCTAAGAAACCGTTCATGATTGCAGAACCCGCACCGCTTAAATTAATATTCTTCAAACTGTTAAATACATTTTTAATAGTATTGATTGTTCCTTTAATCGAACCCCCAACACTTGCAACAACGCTACGCATGCCATTAAAAGCACCAGAAATTCCTGAACTAAGTGAGCTACCTGTACTTTTTAAACCATTGAACACGTTTTTTATAGCATTAATGATACCGCTTATAGCTCCACCGGCTGCCGAAATGACAGAACGGATAGCGTTCCAAGCCATGCTTAAAACGTTTTTCAGAACTCCACCAGCTGAACCTGCACCAGAAAAAGCTGATTTGATAACATTAATAACCGAAGAAATTCCCGAACCGGCAAGAGATACTCCGTTTTTTATGTTTGACCATGCACTAGTTAAAATTGATTTCAAAGAATTTCCTGCTCCGCCTAAATTCATGAAGAACCCAATAACTGTTCCTACCCACGTAGCTACAGTAGTTAACGCTGGAACTATTGCTTTAAATCCATTCACTAATACAGCAATAACCGGTGTCAAGAAACCAATGACCGTTGTTATTGTGTCAAATGTTGCTGAAATACCCATTAGGACACCTTTTAGAACTCCACCAATAAACGCACCCAAAACTTGCAGTACTGGCATTAAAGCACTTGCTAAAACCGAGATTAACGGTTGTGCTGCATTCCACATTTTCACGAATGAAGCGACGACCATATCAATGGCTGGAGCAACAATTGCCATCATCACGCTAAAAGCATTTGTTATAGCTGGAACAATAGCCGAAATTAATGTTTGGAGTCCGCTAAAATCTAGTTGAGTAAAAGCGGTAGCTATTGTGCTAATGATCGGAGAAATAGCTCCCACGATTGTTTGAAATAAGAGTGGTAATTGTCCAAACGCTGTTTTAAAAGCATTGATAACTGGAGAAATTGTTGTCATAACTGTTGCAAGTAAACCACCCATACCTCCAGAAATCCCAATACCTAAATTACTTAAAAAATCAGTTCCGGCTTGCATGAATAATGGAGCTGCTGATTGGAATAATGTGGCTATCGCTCCAGGTAATGCAGATAAAATATTCTTTACCATTGGCAAAAAGTTGCCGAATAAGAATGTGGATGTGGTTGTGGCCAAAGCTTGTAATGCTGGTTTGATATCTTGACCAAGTGACAAACCACCCATTACGTTTGCAAACGCAGCTTTCATTGAATCAAGTGATCCGCTGAATGTTTCAGCTGATTCTTTAGCAGTTGTTCCTGTAATACCCATTTCTTCTTGTACTGCATGGATAGCATCGTAAACATCGCCTAAATTGCTTATGTCGTATTTGACACCCGTTAATTTAGTGGCATCAGCTAAGAGACGTTCCATTTCTGTTTTCGTCCCACCGTAACCAAGACTTAAATTGTCCAGCATCGTATAATTCTGCTTTGCGAAACCTTTATAAGCATCTTGAATACTTTCCATGCTAGTACCCATCTTATTCGCATTGTCGCTCATATCAATCAATGCCATATTTGCAGTATCTGCCGCCGCTTCAGTATCTCCACCCATAGATTGCAAAAGACTTGCACTAAAACTTGTAACAGTCTGCATATAGCTATTCGCGGACATTCCAGCCGTTTTATAAGCTTCATTTGCATAGGCTTTAACTTTATCTCCACTACCTTTGAATAGTGTTTCAATACCACCTAAAGATTGTTGGAGTGCTGCTCCTTCTGTTAATGACTTTCCGATGATTACACCCAAAGAAACACCTATTGCTGCAACTGCCGCTACTGCTGCTATTTTTAATCCTGCGCCTAACTTGCTACCTGCACTTTTACCTGCAGCATCTGCTTCTGGATCGAATTGTTTTTGAATTGAACCCGATATACCTTTAGCTGAAGGCATAATTTGTATATACGCTTGACCTAATTCTGTTGCCATTTATGAACCTCCCTTCTTTGTATGTTTCAGAAGTTCATTTCTTCTGTTTATAAAGTCCTCGCCAGAACTGAATGCAATCACATTTTTTTCTTTTGTTTGAGTATTTGTAATCACGTCTACTAATGAATCTGGTCTGTTGACACCTTTTTGACCGTCTTTAGTTTGCCACCACATTGCGGTGCTTAATTTATCGCTAATACCAGCTAACAAAAGCAAGTCTAACTCAACCGGTTGATTGTTCATCTTCATTTTTATGCGTGAGTTATTCCTCAAACCAACAGAAAAAACAGCTATCGTATTTAACGGTAGCTGTCTGTAATCGTATATGTGATAAGTTTCTGCAAGGTCACAAATCAATGCGTCCTCGTCAGCTTTTATCATTCTAGCAAGGACTAAGAGTTTTTTGTTTCAACATTAGATTGGAACATTTCAGTGATTTCATCTGTTAATTTATCAGCTGGAACAATTCCATCTTCTGTTCGTATGTGGTCTTTCAAACGATTCGTATCTTCTTTACCCAAAAGTAGTTTTAATACTCTTGTAATAGCAAATGGGTCTTCATCGATTTCGCTAACTGCTTCAAGCAATTCATAGTTGTTCACTCGATCTTTAGATAATTCAAATTCGAATCCAGATGTTGTTTTCATTATTCAGTAGCCCCCGGTTTTTGGATGTATTCGTAATGCGTGTTACCTGTTGTATCTGGCATAGCTGCAATAGTTGTTTCGTATCCAATTGCATCGGCATCTGTATAACTGATTTCGCCAATCTCTGAAACTTTACCATTAGGGATAACGATACGTTTTAAAACGCCTGCTTTAAGGACTACGTCCACAACCAGGACATGTTCTTCTAGTTCTTTTGAGTTTGCTGTAATCACGATACCTGTTTCTAAAGTACCAGTAACGTTAGATGATCCGTAAATTTCTTTCAATACATCAACGTTTGTAGCTTCAATCAAAGTGTAGGCAAAAGTATCTTCTTTTTCTGTTTGAACAGAAGCAACAATATCGCCACCCCATGCCTTGATTGTTTCAGATGATGGAGTATTTTCGTTCGTCAATCCATCTTCTGAAATGTAACCTAAACTTTTGAACGTTGCTGCTAAGTCTGTAATTGCATCTGTAGGTAATACCGTGCCCAAAGGAGCTGAATAAATCGCCCCTCCTACTTTCGGTTTAGCTGTTGAAACATTTGCTGTTTGTGCCATTCGTATTCCTCCTAATAATGATTAATATCAAATACCGCTTGGTATCTGTATTCTTTTGTTGTCGTGTCTGTGAAATTATAGTCGCTGTTTAATCTAACCCCACTGATTTCATTCAGCGCGATCAAGTCTTCTACGACTTCTTTGACTTCTTCGTTTAATTTGGCTGCTTCATACATCGATTCGGCATAGCTTTGAAAAGCAAACGTTGCTGAAGGTAAATAATTACTTTTAGAACTGCTTGTTTTTTCAAATACGACATACCTTGTAGGCTTAGTTGCCGGAACTTGCAAAAAAGACGGTACAGATAAATGACCGTCGAGAAATTGTTTTATGATTATCTCAATCATTTACCGCACCGCCTTTAACAAAGTATTGTTATTGTAATTGTCTTTTTTAGCTTTAATTGTTTCAGCTCTTACCATTGCATTTGCACGATTTTTACCGACGTAAATATCATGCTCGTAGCCATCGCCACATCTATTTTTGATTGCAGATGCTTTCTTTTCAAGAACACTTTGCATTTCAGCTGATTTTAATAAGCTTGAAACACCACTACTGTTTAATTTGAATTGCATTTTACTCATAACGCTCCACCATAACTTTCTTGTTCCAATCTAGTGGGATTAAATGTTCAATTCCTTCAAGTGGAATACCAAACGTTTTCCATCTTTGATTAAAAAACTTCACTTCTTTATTTTCCCAATTGTGCGTATCACCTTTTGGAATAGCTAAAGTGTAAACCGCTTTTCTACCTGTTAAATCCAGTTGGTTAACAATATCATCCGAAGATGTAGGACTAACCAAAACATTTTTAATAGGTATCTCTGCATCTTCATAAATTGGATTACCGAACGGATCTTCATTAGATTTAATCTTATCCACTAAAGTAATCGTTATTCCTTTTATCTTGGTCATAAAAATCAATCACCCCATAACGTTGACGGCGCAAACCTAATCTAGCAAGTTCTGTCTTTTTAATAAACAAACCACCGCCAGGCACCAAATAAGAACCGGACCAGGAGTATCCTAGTGCCGATTCAGATGCCTGTGTGATAGGTTCTTGATTTGTAGAAGTCATAAGAGTACGAGCAACGACATCGACTGTAACAGATTTAACCACACTCGCGTAAACAGGCGAAGCAGCAATCATTAAATCTAAATCTTTGCCTACGCTATCTGCTTCAATTCTAAGAGAGTTGGAAATGACTTCTAGCAGTGATTCAGCTCGTTCTGATTCCTCGGTGGTTAACTCTCGCCAAAGTTTTTGGATATCCTCTAGGGTAGCGAAATCTGCCATGTTATCACTCCTTGATTAACAGTTCGATTAGCTCATCTTTTGTTTGTTCTGGTGTGTATTCAATTTCTTTTTCTTCTAATAGTGCAGCAAGTTGTTTTTTATTTAGTTTTTTTAACTTTTTAATTTCAGTTGAATCATTTTTAACTTCTTCAACTAATTCCCAATTTCCACCAGAAATAACACAAGGACTATTAAAAATAGCCCCTGTTCTTTTGTTTTTGTATTCCATGTTATGCTCCACCTTCCGCTGTTTTTACAATACGAGCAAAACTATTTTCGTCTAGGATTCCCCATCCTAAATACGTTTCTGAACGTAGGTAGACTTGGTTATACCCTTTCAAGTCATTTCCGGAATTATCAGGGTCACCATATTTGATAACTTCAAACGGAATATCTTTAGCAAAACCCCATTGGAACATATTAGAAAAATCACCTAAAATAGCAACGTCATTAGATCCTGCAGATACTGTGTTGTTGATATCAGCTTTCAGACCATTAATAGAACCTGGATTTGCACCCCATGCAAGCTCTGGGAAAAGACGGATATTGGTATCTCCACCAGTACGCATTGCTGCCAAAGCTGCTGAAAATTGTGGGTCTGCTGCCATGCCACTAATAGTTCCTTCTTCTCCTTGAACTAAAGAAACAGCTGCTTCAATGTTTGCATCTGGGTCCGCCTGAGAGAACGTGACTGTTTGAGTTACTTTACTATCGAAGTTATTTGTTCCAATCACTGTTGAAGCAGTTCCAGATCGTGGGTTAACACCGTGAAGTGCCATTAAATCTAAACCACGTGCTAGTTTTTTAGCGTAACCTTCATTGAAAGCTTTCATGATATCGATTTTCTTTTCTTCTGATGAATAAATAAATTCGTCGGATACACGAGCTCCATATTCAACTTTGATAGGAACCATTTTAATTGGAGCTAATGAAATTCCTCCGTGAGATTTTTTGCCATTTTCAGCTACAATGTCGATTTCAGAATCCATCGTAAAAGTAAATGTTGTTGTTCCGTCAAACGGGATTGCCTCTTGTTGTGATAAAACGGCTAAAGAACTCTTTCCTTTAACTTTATTAATTAAATCTGTTACTAATACTGGGTCAAATAAACTTCCTCTTGATAATGCTGGCATATTATTACTCTCCTTCTAAATTCAAATTTTCTAACATATTTTTGTACGGTGACAACGCGTCGTTGTTTGTTTGTTCTGTATTTTTTAAAGGCAACGTAACGGGTTTACTCACAAATGAAGCGAACTTCTCAGCATCTGCTTTGATTTCATCTTCTGTTTCACCTGATAAACGACCTGCCAAATCAAGTGGTAATCCAGCTTGACTAGCAATGCGAGTTTTTAAGTTATTAACTTCATAACCCTTAACTTGTTTTTGCAAATCACCTAAAGTTGACTCTTGTTGCGTGTATTTATCATTCGTTGTTTGCAACGTTCCGTTCAATTCTTCGATTTGTTTCTCGAGAGTTTCCTTAGCGCTTTTCAAATCGTCGTAATCGGTAGGTTTAGCTGCTTGAATTGTTTTGCCATGTTCCTTCATTGTTGATTCAATTTGTTCATCGGTAAGTCCTAAGCCTTTTAAAAATTCTCTATTCATTTACATTTCCTCCTATACGTTTGTTTAACGTGTTACGAACACGATTAGCCTTTGTTCTTTAACGACTGCAAAATAGGTAAAAAGTCGAATAAAAATAGCCACCCACGAATGAGTGACTTATTTTATATACGTTTTACCTTTAGCTATCTTCATAAATTGATAGCCTACCATTGGCCATCTATATAATTTAATACCTTTGTTTCTATAATTAAATGTTCCCCACAAAAAGTTCTTAATATCATTCAATATAATCACTCCTTTTATTTATAAATAGCTAGATACAGCTTCTTTCAGCATTGGATCACTTCCTTCCTAAATTTCGGTTACTGTTTTCCGTTTAGAAATCAAAGCGCATCAACTCCTTTAAATATGTGGTTCGATATAATCAATACTAATCATTAAAGAATTAGTCATAGGGTTTTCGACATTATCAATAACTATTTCATCTTGATAATTACCGTCTATAATTACTATTTTTTCGTTTTCTACTGCTTTTACAAATTTATCAAACGTTCGTTGAATTTGTTTCAGCTGTTTTAATTGCTTTTCTTTCATATTTACCATCATATATTCCCCCTAGATTAATATTGGACTTTTTGTTTCTTAATTTCTTTAGCAGTTGCACAAGACCAGTTCGCAAGAATCATGCTTTCCATTAACGCAATATCAAAATCTTCTAACTGAGATTTATAACCAAATCCACCTTGTGTTCCAATGGTTCGTTTCTCGCTGTTTGTGACTACCTCAGAGAGAGAGGGTTGACCAGCATGCAGAATATTCTCTTGGAATAATGATTGTTCAAAAGTGGAGCTTGCAACAATATACTCTTTGACAGTAGGCAATATCGGTTTCTTTAATTTAGCTTTCTTCATATCTTCCGCTAAAATATTTTGACCACTCGCTCCATCAATAACAACTTCTTGAACATCTGCCTTAAGTAAGAAATCAATAAGCCACTTGTTACCATTGCGAATGGAACGACAATCAATTGCTTCAACAAATACTTTGTCATCTTCAGTTTTAACTGCAATGGATAACGCCACGTTAGTGCCATCATATCCGTATTTAATACCAGCGAATAATTTCCCTTTGATTTTAGGCAATGCTGGCACTTGCAATCTGTCCCATTCTTCTCTGCTGATTGCTGATTTAAGGTTGTATTTAATCCAAAGTCCTAAACGTTGAATATTAAAGTCTATTTCATCGCCACGTACTTCTGATTGGATATTACGCTCAGATAAACGTAAACCTAAACTAGGGTTCGTCTGATACCACAACTCAACGTCACGCATCTCTGATTGTTCATCCACACTCCACTCGGCCCAACCGGTGTCGATTGAATCGCCTTCAAAAACCATATTTCTAAGGTCATTAAAAATCGTACCGCTTGAAATGGGTGTAGGTGGCGTTCCACAATAAACAGTCTGTGGATTCTGACTTGCAGCGATTGTATACATTAATGCCGATTCTTGGTCAGTCGTGTATTCTTGCGCTTCATCAATAACGAGCAAGTCAAAACTTTCTCCTAAACCACCAGATGACGTTCGGGTCCTAAAGTCAATGCGACCACCGCCGATTAATTCAATACTTTCACGACCAGTGGCTTTGATTTTATTGAAGTCTGCCTTTTCTTCCAAACCGCTTGATTCCATAATGCCTAACAAACGATTAAAAGCAGCAGCACTGGTAGTGGTTCTGTGGGCCGTGTGCAAAATTCGTTCGCTTCGTTTCAATCCTTCAAATTCACGAATGGCCACCACTTCGTTTTTACCGTTTTGCCGTGGGATAGAAAAACCAAACTTTAAATGCGTCCATAAACCTTCGTCATTTAAAGCCATCATTGGATTAACTAGATTCTTTTGCCAATCGTAAGCTTTCCGTCCTGATTTTTCGTAAGATTCAATGGCTTCATCTGCTATCGTTTCTTGATACGGCAAAAACAGCTTTTTAGTTGGTTTCTGTGAGCCAATTCGCTTTTCCATTTTATCCATTCCTTTTTTTAGCCTTTTCCTAGCCTTTAGGAACTATCGCCATTCTTTCGTCCAAATATTTTGTCGTTTGCTGTCGCTAGGATCGTATTCAACTGTGCATCTGCATCTATCATGCCGTCTATATACATCATCTGGCACGTCTGGATATTTAAATACGCCAGCTACCTCTTTGCACCAACTGCAAGCATTTGCTCCATCAACAGTTCTTATGATTTTCGGCGACAAACCAGATTGAGAATGAAATTCCGCATTCTCTTTTATCGAATCATCTACAATGGATTGAGTAAAATTTACAATCGGTTCTTTTAAAATCCATTTAATTTCTTCAAAAACTTCTTCGTTTGAAACTCGTTCGATTAATCCATCAATTCGATCTTGATTTAATTTAGGTGCGATTCCTTTAATCTGGAAACCGGCTTTTACATTTAATTTGCTTTGAATTTCAGATGTTGCTGCAGAAACTAATGCGTGATTTGTGTTTAATGTGTCATTTAAGATGCGTTCTGCAATGTTGTAATACATGCGCCCATCAGGCAAAGTATTGACAGTTAAAAAGCGATTGAAAGACTTGGCTAATAGCTCGCCTATTTCAATCGCATACTCATTTGCATCTGAATAACTCGCATTACCATTTTTTATTAATTCTGAAATGGCTTTTAACCGGCTGCTTTTACGCATATTTTTATTGAAGTCTTTTTTTATGTTTTCTAGCAATTCGGGAACGATATCATTGTCCACTGTTAGCACCTTCTATCCCTGTCATGTCACGCAAGTTTTCTTTATCAAAATAGCCAGGTATTGCTTGATTGACTTTGATAGCACCATCACCTAATGAAGAAATAGTTGAAGCATCTGGCTTGAATACCGGTTCCCATTTAGCAGTTGTTAGATAAAATTGATTACGTTTATAAGCAAAACCATCACGCAAACAAGCAGCTAGATAACCCACATTCAATAAACCTAATGCGAAATCTCTTTGTGCTTTTTCTGCTTGTAGCCTTAATGTTTCATGGCTTGCTTTAATCGCTTCAGCAGACGATGGATTATCAGTCACGAATCCTAAGTCATCCACTGTTAAGCCGGTTTCTCCAGCAAACCCTGCGGCTGCGGTACGAAGTTGTTCGGTAAATGGAGTCATAGACGGAACGGTAAACTGTCCGATTTTAGGACTATCTCCATCTTCGTCTTTTGTAAACTGAAGCATAGACGAAACAGTTGCTTTCCATGTGTCCATCGGTTCAGCATTTTGAGATAAACCGACAACGTATTTTTGAGGGAATGAATAAAATTCTGCTGTAATGTCTGAACGTTCTAACGTGCGTTTTGCATATTTTTGATAATACAATGCAGAGGGCGTAATTCGTGAACGTCCAAAAGGTTTGTTTGAATCTGACCTGTGAATGATAGGCACTAATAATGGATAACCTGCATTGTGTGGATAAGATTGATACAAGTCTCCATTTTTGTATAAGTCTGTTCTATCTGATAAAAAGTGTAATTCATCAACAGGGTTGCCGTATTCGTTTCGGCTCAAAACCGCATAGCCTTCTGTCAGTAATCGAGTGATCGGATCTAATACACCAGTTGCATCCGAGCCTTGAATAACCTGCAAACGCGGTACTTCCTCATCTCCTTGCGAGATATAAACAAAACTACATGAATTTACAAGGGCGGATAAAATAGCATCGTCGAAAAAGATGTCCGAACTATTCATTTTAAAAATATCGTTGATATTAAATGTGTCATTCGCAAATTCACGAAAAACCAATCTGTCAGAAATACTATCTACCGCTTTTGCACACCACCCAGACGTTGCACGATACTGTCTTCTTAATTCTGGAGGGATAGTAATTCCTACTTCTGCATCCACATCTTTCATGTCATATACTTTGTTGCGATACAACGCACCTCGCCTATATTGGTCAAGTTTTTTTCTTAAATAATCAAGTCCTAGCACTGTTTTCAACTCCTTTTCGTTTACAAACGTAACCCTCACGATAAAATATGTGCAAGATCGGA